CGCCTCCAAACAGACCTGAAATACCTGAAACCACTGAACCCAGTAAGCCGCTTGATCCACTAAACAGATTTGACGCGGCGGCCTGAAGTGCGACCTTCTCGATCATCTGAAGAACACTCACACTCCACTGTTTCCAACTGACTGTGTTCCCTTCCAGAGCGGAATTCACGTTATCCAGTGCTGAACTCATGGCGGTACTAACATCACTTTCAACTGTGGAAGAGATATCACTCGTCTGATCGACCCAGTTCTGAAATCCTGTCTTCGCTCCGTTCAGCCAATCTCCCTGAAGCGTGTCGAGTTTTTTATAGTAATCCTGCTGATCACTGATTCGTGTTTGAAGCGCCTGTTGAAGTGCAGCTGTTTCGCGGCTGTAAACATCCGCGCTGATATCACCTCGCGTGCGTTGATTATCAAGATCCTGTTGTTGCTGAAGATAATCCTGCCGGATATTGATGATGTCCTGAAGCCTTTGCTTTTCCTGATCACCCAGACCGAACCCTGAAGTGTTGATATTGTTCGAAGCGCGGGCGTTCTGATTCTGGTTCTGAAGGTTTGTGATGTATTGCTGAACAGTCAGATTATCCTGATTGGCTTTCTTAACGGCGTTCAGCCGATCAACTTCTGTCGCAAGATCACGAAGACGTGATTTCTGAGCGCTGTCCAGCGACTTGAGGTTTCCGCTTTCAAGGTTGAAATTAAGCTTTTGAAGTTCTGTGACCTGCTGTCCACGCTGCGCACTGGTGTTAATCGTGGCAATCATTCGCTGATATTGAAGCGTTGCCGAACTATACGCGCTGGCCAGCTGCTTCGCGGCCTGATTCGCCTGATTGGTCTGACCGGGATCGAGTTTAAAATTCTGAGGATTAACTGAGGCTGATTGAGTAGGTAACGCGATTTTGCTCAGATTAAGACTGTTTGCGCCTGAATTTTGCTGGGCATTGTAAGCCGCATAACCTCCCGCTTTAAACCTGTCACCCACCTGTGTTAATAAGGCGGTAAACTGCGCAACGCGTGAGGCGATGACACCAAAATCAGCCACCAGACTCGCGACGCCCCCGACAAGTGTTGTCAGACCCTGAAGAACGGTCGGGTCTGTGAATACGTTCCTTATCTGATCAAGCCCACGCTGAAGCGGTGTCAGATCGACCTGAGCCAGACCGGTTGCGATTTGCGTTTTAAGCCCGTCAACCTGTGCTTCAAGGTCGCGAAAGAAGTTTGAAACTTTTACCAGACCCTGAATCTGATCTTCACTGGGTGCCAGACCGTAATCTTTCGCATCTTCCTTGAATTTGTTCAGTTGTTTGTCGTTATCCTGAAGCAGCGGAAGAAGTCGTGAACCGTCGTTAACCAGACTTTCAAGAATATTCGTTTTACCGGCAGTCGAAATATTCGACCTATTCAGGGCGTCACCAATCTGGGTCAGGATTTTATCGGGTGACAGCTTCTGAAGCTTAACGGCGGATAATCCGAGGGTGTCCAGTGCTTGCGCCGCATCACCCGACTGATTAAGGACTGCATCACCGATTTTATCGTTGATGTCCTTGAAGATGTCAGAAATCTGATCGCCAGCAATACCGGCCTGTTTGGCGGCATACTGCCATTGAAGAAGATTCTGAGTGGATATGTTGAGTGATTTTGCCCATCGGTCCGTTTCTGCAACCTGATCGGCGGTGTTCTTAACAAGTGACAGTGTGGCTGAACCAATACCGGCGGCGGCGCTTCCTGCTGCGGCGGCAACGCCCACCAGCGCCGCGCCAACTTCCAGTGCGGCAGCTTTCGTATTCCGACGCCAACGGTCAGCGGCCCTTTCGGACTGGTTCATTCCACTGATAAACCCGCCAACTTTGGCGATCAAGTCAATCGTGAGTGTACCGAGCGATCGCGATGCCATATTTGCCCCATAAAAAAACCCGCCGAAGCGGGTTAGTTTTTTACAAGTATGAACGTAAGCACATTTTTAACTCTTTGATGTAATTATCCCACATCGGTTCAGTCATATCGGCGTAAACATCCGATATCTCATCATAATTATCATCAAAAAGTTCCTGTGCTGATTTGTTCGGACAGTGATGAATGAAGGAAAGAGCCTGAAGAAGTATCGCTTCGTAATTTAATCGTGGTGTAATCAGCGAATAATCGATGATCGGTGGTCTGGGCGTCTTTAAGATTTGCGCTCGTTGGATATGATCATATCGCTGGTAAGACCGTCGGTTTATCAGATATGCACCAAAGAATGCGGTAAAGAAGCTGATAATAAGGAGTATATAGCTCCCTTTGATAGCCCTGAAAACCGGATCGTGTCTTAGAAGATGATGAAAGGTTAGCAGCGTGACAAAAGAACCAAAAAATAATATTACATAACCCTTCCAAGTATATCTTTTCATGTTACCTCTTTATTATTCGATCAAAAGCAAAGCTATTTTAATAAAGAGGAACAGTGAAGCTTATCAAAGGAAGCGAAATTTAGGGAAAGACTAATGCCAGGTATTCATGGCATCTTCGAGTGAAATCGGTCCGTCATCTTCAACTTCAGGTTCGGTGAAGTGTTGGGTGAAATCTGTGGGTTCAAACGGTCTGGGATGTGTTTTGGAATCGCGATTTGCATTCGCAACAACACTTGAAATGACACCGCTTGCCCACTCTGTCCGAAGACCCGCATTCAATGATCCATATTTGTTCCGGTACATGGCCCAGAGTTTAAATTCTGGAAGGTTCATCGTTTCTTTCGCCTCAGCAATCGTTCGCCCTCCGATACCGTTCAGGACTAGCTCACACCAGAATTCGTCTTCTTCTGTGAGCTGGTAGCCTTCCCCAGATCGTTGACCTCCTGAATTGCGAGTAAAAGCGCGATGGTCAGCTGTCCATCAAGCGGACCCCGATCGGGATCGGCCTCACCGGTTATGTCAGGGATAGTGAAAACCGGTTTACCCTCTTCGTCACAAATAGACGCGGCAATACGTCCGGCAATACCATCAATCTTCCCACCGATGGCCATAATGTCAGAGGTGGCAGTTTGATAACCCATAGGGCGAATAAAGACTGTCGCTTTAAACATGTCTTCGCCCTGTTGCCATTCAATTTCACGTTCAACAGGTCGACCGGTGAACGCGCCCATACTTTTCAGATTATCGAGAGTAAGCTTCATCTGCATCCTATAAAAAATCCCGCCTAAGCGGGATTTTGTGTTTATCAGGTCTTTAAGCTGAATCTGATGGGGTTGCTTCATGGTTCAGGCTTACGCCTCAGTTAGATGAGTAAACTTTGTGAACCGTGTTATTCAGTTGGAACGTGAATTGTTTACGTCCGTACTGATAGAAAGGTAACTCCACAATCATCTTTTTGTGCGACTTCACTTCTTTAATGAAGCGACCTGAGTCGTTCACAAACAGATATTGTGTGTCACCGTCTGAAGCTTCAGAAAGAGAAAACGTCTCAACTTTTCCATCATCAAAACGAACACTCGCAACACAGCCTTCGTAAAAACATTGAAACTGACCATCTGTCAGATAGAAATAAACATCTTTCGGTTTAATCGCTGCCTGATTGAGTCCACGCTTCTCTTTAACGTTGGCTGAACGAAGATTCACATCGACCCATGAACCGTGATTATACGGAAAGCCCAGCGTGTAATGGTTCAGTGAACGATTCGATTCAAACTTTTGAACCGATTTTCTCATATCGTCATGACGATAGTCCGTTGACCATGGGTCCAGACCTTCAACTTTTTCAAAAACCTGCTGAAGAGGCAATCCACCCTTCTGAACCTGACCGACATAATCGGTGTTATCTGAATGAGTGCGATTGTCATAGAAATCGTGTTTAAACTGAGCCAAACCACCCAAAGCAACAAAACCAATCAACGCTAAAGCTAATCTACCTTTTTTCATTTTGATTCCCCTTCAAATTCATGAAGGGGAGTATACAAAGTATATACTTCTGGATGTTGCCTATCGTGCTATGAACCTGCGTCAGCCACCTTCGGAACCCAGATACCTGCGCCAGAGCGCTGAATGGTGCCGGTTGACTGAACAACCGTGTTCGCCTGAAAGTCAAACGGGAAATCGGAGACATAACCCTTGAAGACATACCAGGTGCGATCGGAAGGGAGAATCAGTCCGTCGACAGCATCATCAGAACCCGTGTCATCAACAGCCGGTTCTGTATCACCATCACTCCAGCCGATGGCAAAAACAAGATCTGACTGATCGGCGGTTTCAGCCAGATTACTCAGCATGAGGTGGCTGGCATT